AAGCCCACAAAGAAACTTGGGATGTAGCACATCAAGCGGGTAGATTTGAAGGCAAAGGTATTGCAGAAGAAAATTGGCAAACATTTGAAGAGTATTGGGATGAAACCTTTAAACAACAAGAACAATGCAGGTGTGGTCATCCAAAAGTTGGTGGATATAGTTGCCAAAGAACGGATTGTAATCAAAACCTTTAAACAACAAGAACAATGAGTGAAGAACAAGAAATAGGATGGGTATCTGCTTTAATTAAGTGTGATCTATGTAGTCATGAGTCATTGTCAGTACATCATGTTTCTTGTGATAAACTTGAGTGTGGTAATTGTGGGCACATGTCGCACTATGAAGTTTTAGAATATTATACAAATGAAGAACTATGAAACTAAACAAAGAAGACCGTAGAGAAGAGATGAATGCTTATGGAGCTATAATTCTAGCAGGGGCATTATCATTAGTATTTATTTGTGTACTATTGTGTACACTTTTTAATTTATTTTAATGAAGTATTTAATTATAATAGCTTTAATTAGTTATATAGGATTTATGTTAAAACTTCCTAGTATTTTTATTGGATTAGATAAGGAATTGCATTTTGCATTTTACTTTTTTGCATCATTATTCTTATCAGTTGTTTTATACAAAAAAAGTTTTTTTACCTATATAATAGCTATTGTAGTTCTATTTATGTTTAGTGTATTTATTGAAACTACACAGGAAATATCTAATACTATTATTGGTAGAAAAATACACGGGAACTTTGATAGAGAAGATCTAAAGTATAATTTCTTTGGAATTGTCAGTTATATGTTCTTCTGGCTACATTATAAATTTCTTAATAAAATTGGAACATGGAAAATTATCCAAAATGGGTAAACAATCTTGTTTACTTTTTAGCAGGCATTGGCTTCGGTCATTTATTATTTAACTTTATATTCTAAGTTATGCCGGATATGTCAATGTGTAAAGGAACAGATTGTCCATTAAAAGACACATGTTATAGGTATAAGGCTATAGCAAGTGAATTTAGACAGTCATACTTCTTTGATCTACCTTACAATAAAGAAGAAGAGAAATGTGATTATTATTGGCCAACTAAAATTATGACAGATGGGAAAGATAATTCTTGAGTTTGATTCTATTGAAGAAAAGGAAGATGCAAGAGATGCATTAGATGGTCCTAGATGGAAACTAGTTGTTTGGGATATTGACCAAAAACTACGTGAGATAACCAAATATGGTTATGTTGACAAGAAAGAAGCTACTGATCAAGAAAGAGATTTAGCTGATAGACTTAGAAAAGAATTAAGAGAAATATTAGCAGACTATAATTTAAATCTAGAATAGTATGAATGTAAACAAGAAAGACTACAGAATTGTAGAAGTACAAGATGGTTATCAAACCAAGTATGCAGTAAAGAAAAGATTCTTATGGTTCTTTTGGAAGTCCATTAAGAATCATGCAGGATTTAAGATTGTATATGATTCTAAAAGAGCTGCACAATCTTACATTAACTTTCTAAAGTGATAATTTCTACATGTGTTAGGAAGGTACAGCGGATTAAGAGATTATGAGTGTTGTAGAAAAAGTCACTAGAAAGAGTATGATTATTAGACCAAGTGGAAGGAGCACTGATTACATTGCTCCTTCTTTTGGTCATGGCTGTTTGTATAACTGTACTTATTGTTATATGAAGAGACATAAGCCGGAAGGATTATCTGTAGCTACAAATACTATGGATATCCTGACAGAAATAAATTCCCATGCATTCTTTGCAGATGTAGAGAAACCAAATCAGACTGGAGATTATATTACATATGATATTAGTTGCAATGAGGACTTTGCTCTACATGCTAAGTATCATGATTGGAGGACAATCTTTAAGTTTTTTAGAGATCATCCACTTGCTATGGGTTCATTTGCTACTAAGTATGTAAATAAAGAATTATTAACTTTTGGTCCTGAAGGTAAAATTAGAATTAGATTTAGTCTAATGCCCCATGAACTAATGGAACATCTTGAGCCTAATACAAGTAAACTTTATGAGAGACTTTTAGCTATACCACAGTTTTTAAATGCTGGATATGAAGTTCATTTGAACTTTAGTCCTGTTATTGTACATGATAATTGGTTACAGCATTATATGAGTTTGTTTAACAATGTAGATAGAATAGCCAAAACATATGGCTGGGCTAATGATAGAGTTAAAGCTGAGGTAATCTTTTTAACTCATAATGAAGAGAAGCATAGATATAATGTAGAGCACAAGTTGCCAGGTGAAGAGTTTCTTTGGACACCTAAAATACAAGAAGGTAAGATATCTCAGTATGGTGGTAGAAATGTAAGATATGAGCATAATAGAAAGTCAGACTACATTAAACAGTTTATTCAAATACATGATAGTATAATACCTTGGAATACTATTAGGTATTGTTTTACATTTTTACTACTTTTGTCTCAAATTATATAATTATGAGGACAAAAGAAATAAACATTACTGGTCAGAAGTTTAATAAGCTAACAGCTGTTAATTATGCTGGTGATGAAAAATGGGTGTTTGCATGTGAGTGCGGAAACATTGTTATAAAAAAGAGTGGTGATGTAAAGAGAGGTAAAATAAAGTCTTGTTCTAGAATATGTACTACTGGTAATCCAAGTAAACATCCTCTATATCAAACTTGGGATGGTATCAAAAAAAGATGTTATCAAGTAGGTGCAACCGGATATAGTAATTATGGTGCTAGAGGTATTAAGATGTCTGATGAATGGAGATATTCATTTTGGGCTTTTGTAAATGATATGGGTAGTAAACCATTTTCAGCTTCAACAATTGAGAGAATTGATAATAATGCTGATTATTCTAAAGAAAATTGTATTTGGGCAACTCCCAAGCAACAAGCTTCAAATAGGAGAAATAATATCTACATCACTTATCAAAATGAAGTTTATACTCTGTATAGTATTTGTAAGTTATTACAGCTTAAACATGGCACAATTTACTGGAGATTAAAAAGAACTACCTTATCACCACAGGAGTATTTTGAGAAAAACATTTTTTAAAATGGAAAAGAAAATAACACATGAAATGCTAGAATTATCAGCACAGATTGCAAAAGAGCATTATGAATTAACAGAAAATGTAGATAGAAACTTGAACTATCTATGGTATATGTATCATAAGGGTAGTAAAGTTGGGACATTCCGTCCTTTTGTATATATGGCAGAATTACAACTGCTTAAAAGAATGGGTTACATTAATGATGATGAAATTAAAAACATGATTAGAATGTTAGAATCATCTGATGAAGAAAACCTGCATATGGTTACTCTATCAATTAAGAGCTTCAGAAATTTAAGAATTCTAGAACACGGTGAATACAGTAAAGTAAGTCAAGTCTATTGGAAAATTGCTAAAGACTACCCGCATGAGATACTCAATCATGAAGTATTTATGCAGACTATGTCACCAGCAAACAATTAAGATATGACAGAACAACAATTAATAGACCTTGGATTTAATAAGGTAGAAGTCAAAGACTCAGAAAGTCAGAATGGTTATGATTATTTTTTCTATACATTGGATGTCTTTAATAACTTGACCCTTATGTCAGTAGACAGTGATCAAGTAAAAGATGGAAATTGGTATGTATATAATATGGATTGGCCTAATCAATTTAAGCTTCAGACAAAGGAGGAAGTTGATCAGTTCCTTCAAGTTGTAAATCACTCTTTTTCATAAGCTTTGCTTTTTCAGAAAGCACTGTAGATAGAATTAGTGTAGATGCTGACTCCCATGCATCATCAATTTCTTGAGATAGAACGTCAAAAGGCATAGTAGTCTTTAGTATTTCTCCTGTACGGAGATGTATTTTACTACCAGCATCTGGATTTCTTGGATTAACAAAAGATATTCTTGTTATGTGAGTAACATTAAGATGCTCAATGTATGGGCCATCTTCATCTTTAAATTCAATTGGTAGAAACATCAGACTATTTGGTTACCTTCTATTTTGTAATTGCTAACTTGTACTAAGTTACCATTTCTTTTTAGAATAGCAAACCCATGATTCCATTCATTTATTTCTAAATATTCTGGAGTAAGTTCACATAAGCAACCAAGACTATATCCACGGATGGTTGTAGAGTCATCAGGACCATATACTCTCTGTGAGCTAGAACTTGTTTTGTGAAAGTGATTTATAAGACAATTAGTCTTTAATCTCATTAGAGCAGTGCGGGCTGGTACTACACCACCTGCACCTGGTATCTTGTCTCCATGCTCTATTAGAAAATCACCAAAGACAACTTTAGATCTAAATGGAATATACTGCACACTGTATTCAGCTACATGTAGTAGTACATCTAGTCTGAATTCATCCATGTCTAATAGTTCCGATGCCTTAACTCTAAGGTATCTTTCAAATCTATTTTCATGGTTACCTGGGATAAAGTAAATAGGAATACCAGGGAATCTGGATCTGCAGTAATCTAAGAATTGTCTACCTGCTTCTATTTCTTGTTTGAAATGAACCATTCTTGGGTCTTTCTCATGGAAAGAGAGTTGGTAAAAGTCTAACATGTCACCGTTGATAAGTAGAGATTCTATGTTTTGCTTTTCCATCTCATCAAATGCTGCTTCTATAGCATCATTATCTTGGTATGGTATATGAAGGTCACCAATAACTCCTACTGAGTTGCAACCTGATGGGAATATAAAAGTATCACGCTTAGTT